AACACAGCACAGTCATACTTCACTCCCATCAGGCGTGCCCACTGGTACATGGCTTCCAGCAACTGGTCGGTGCGCTGTCCGTTGTTGTTGGTATCACCGCCGAACTTGATGTTGTCCACCATATCGAAGACCACCATAGCAGGCTTGTACATCCGCATGAGATCCTCGACTTCCCAGTTCCACATCCCGTGGATATCAAAGACACGGAGCACACCAGCCCGGCCACCTAAAGCGGCTGCATACTGCTCACGAATGGCCGTTTTATACTGCGCCACTGCCTCAGGAGTAGAAGCGGGGGTCTTACTGAGAACAGCCATCTCTTCGATGGTCTTGCCAAGCGCTGCCTGGAAACACCGCATCACGATGTTCCGGCCAGGGCCCTCGTTGTTGAACCACAGGATACTGCGGTTCTCCCCTGGCCAGATTGCATCCACCTGCGGGGCCATGAAGGTAAACTCCGACGCGCACAGAGTAGTCTTCCCCTTGTCCGGCCGGGCGGCGATGACCACGAAGTCTCCGGGGCGGATGGCCTTGATGTGCCGTGCAAGGCAAGACAGTCGGAAGCTAAAGCCAACATCGTTGGCCTCCGCTTCTAACAGATCCTCGATTCTATCGAGAACCTGCGGGTTCTTAACCTTGCGGTCAACTGTCTCGTCGAATGTCTCGACCACTGTCTGCACACTGGCGCGGAGGTCGATCTCCTCACCTGCGTTATACTTGACAATCAGGTCAGCGAGATCGAATGCGGCGGCCGCGCCAGCAAGGCGGGTGAGTAGGCCCTTCTCAATGGCGGGGTCAACATCCTCTTCGCACACTTGCTTGAACAGTGCCTCATACACAGACACTGCCTCATCCTTCAGGTCGGGGTGCACTGACCGGAACATGAACATGAAGGGGCTGGCTTGCAGCGTATCCGCATCCGGGAACTCCCTGAAGTACCGCCCATAGTCATTCAGGATGATCTGTGTGCGGGTATCCAGGGCGCGGGCTGGGATGGCCTTGGCCAGTCGCTCATACCGATTGCGTGTGCGAAGGAACCGTAGGGTAGTTAGGTCAAGGGACATTGCGCTTGTCCTTATGCACGGGCTTGTTGCGCTTATCCCGCACAACCTTGCCGGTATCCTTCCACTCGTCGCGGACCTTCTTCTTGTCCGCGTTCTTCATGGGGAGGTCAACTTTCACAGTACCCCCATCACACGATGGAAACCATACCAGAAATCATAGTGCGTATTATCCTGAACCAGAAGAACACGCGTACCCGATGCAGTGGTCCACACCACAAATTGATTCATCATGACAGTTCCTTGATACGTGGGAGCAAGACCCCATCGCGGATTTCGGCGAGGCGGTGCGCGCGCTCGTAGTTGTACCCATGGTTGATAGACAGGTATTCCATAGGAGCCCACCCATGATGCTCGCAATACACCCGTAGTATATGCAACATATCTTTGTACATATCATAGTTCAGACGGTTCTGCTCATTGCAGAGATATGCGTGTTCCTGTCGGTATCTGGTATACACCCACCAACAGAAACCGAAGTCGTGCTTGGGTTTCTTCTCCAGGTACTCGTCAATCTTGCTGACGTAGAACTCCAGGAAGGTCTTGCTATCCATCACGTTCATGCTAATATCTCTTTGAGTTGAGTTCGAGTTAACAACTTAGGGTCACGGTCCGCAATGATGTTTCTACAGGGCACACCATACGCCCGCAACTGCGCCATGATCTTGGCTGCACCTCTCTGCCCGGGAGGGTCGGGGTCTAGGAACACATTGGCGCCACCCCTTGCCATCACCTGGGACAGCATGTGGTCAGATATACGTGTACCTAGCACACACCACCCCTCCTCCCCAGACAGCCCTATCTTGATAGCGCTTAGAAGATCCTCAGTTAGAGTTGGCTTTCGGCCGCGGCCCCAGCATGCTAGAAGCTTCGGGGGTTTCGGGGTAGGGCCAAGATACTTTGGGGTTCGTCCTTTCTGGTACGCTCTCGCTTGGTAGAAGACTGAAGCGCCTTCTGCAGATAGCACAGGAATAACTACCCGATCCGAAACCGGATGGTAGAATATCCTGAGCACCCCAATGTCCGCACGGGAGAGTCCCGCCCTGTACAGCCATAATTTTGCATCCTCGGGCCACAAGTCGATATCTCGTTCTTGGGGCCATGGTAGATTACAACCGCCCGGTAATGTGGTATCCCCTTGTCTCTGCTTCTCGATGCGAGCTAACTTCCGCGCTAGTGATTCTGCAGGCGCTGGGGCCCAGCCATTATCCACACACCGAAAGCAGTACGCATGCCAGCCGCGATCATCCCGGGACACGATAAGAGGGGAACCATCCCCACAATCATGCGGCACACGCTTCCGCTGACCTATCTCTAAGTCTTTAGCGGCGGACCACCATGATTCCCGGGATAGCATGGGCTACTCTGGCTTGTTCTTCAGGCCACGGAACTGGCGGACAGTGTATGCGGCGTACCATGCTTGCTGACTATTGCTAAGCAGGTCTGCCTTTCTCACTGTATCCGCACAATTGCACCAGCTTTTACCATTCCAATAGGAATAGCGCAGCGCGTATAACGGGGAGCTGTTTACCTGATACACACCCACACTGCCGGGGTTGAACTTGCTGGCATCGAACCAGTCAGTGAGCACCAGGGCGCCGGGTTTGTTGAGATCCATTCTCATTCTCCAAAAGTTAAGGGAGCAGGGACACAGGCAAACGGCCCGTAGGCGGCTTGCCTGCGGCCCCGTGTAGGGTAGGCAGGGCAGCCCCGTTTTAGGGGCTGCATGAGGCAGCTAGGCCCCTTGCCGGGGCTTATTCCGTCAGGTCAACATCGACTTCCGGGGGAAGCTCGGCCACCGGGCGGCCATCGGCGTAGGCCAGGACACGGAGAATCTTCGAGGGGAAGACGCCCTTGATGTCTTGGTCATAGCCCTCTCCGGTGAGAATCTTGACGACAGTGCCGCCCTTCTCGCCAGCCTGCGGGACACGGATGCCCAGCACCTTGCCCGACAGTTCGACTTGATTCTCACCCCGGCCGAACAGGAAGGCCACAGTGTCACCCGCAGCGTAATGCAGGGCGGGCTTCTCCTCGTCCTCCACTTCCTCTGTAGTGGTCTCCAGCTTGACGGCCTTGGCAATCAGGGCGGCGGCCTTCTCCCGCAGGGCAGCAGCACGCTCGGCGCGGGTCTTCTTGGCCTTGGGGGCATCCGCCGTGGGCTCTTGGCCACCAGCGGCACCGGCGCCGACGATATCACCCAGCACGACGTCATCACCGGCCACGACGCCAACAGAGAAGGAGGAGATCAGGGAAGCAACGAGAGAGAAGATGGTCTTGTTCATGGTATATCCTTGGTAGGTTAGCCTTGCGGCATGAAGCACTCACACCATGTGAGCACACTACAGCCCTCCGTAAAGGGCTGGGTGTGTACTTACATCTTGGTGCTAATCTGGGCCTTATAGCACACAGCATAGGGGCGGATTTCTGCGGCACCCTCTTGCTTGTCGAGGTCTGCCTGCAGCTCTTGCACACGGGCATCACATGCCGCCAGGGAAGGGGCAGGGGCAACCACCATTGGGCGCTCGCCAGGAGTGCCCAGGAACAGAACGATCACAAGGTATGCAAACATGATTAGACTCCAGAGTCGAGGGGAGAATAGAACAAGCAATCGTAGATCCACTTGATGCGCCATGCATCGGGATCGGGTTCAGGTGGAACAGGTGCGGGTGGGTTCTTCACCTGCCCGGGCTTGCCAACATCACCCACAACCTTGTGGGCGGGAACGCCGCGAATCATGACTTGATCCTCTTGAACTTCTTGATATCAAAGTCGCCCCAATCAAGCCGGCTAGGGCCGATCAGGTAACCAATGCGAGTATCCACATCCCACACCGCGATGCAATCTTGCCGTAGTTCGCGGGCAAGATCCTCGAATGCAAACAGACCTTTAGAGGACTTGAACGCGGTGCGGACAAGCAAGACGAATTCGTCTCCTCCCGAAATCACCCGCAGGGAGAACACGGGGGAGGTGGTGGGCCGGCGATATCCAAGCCATGCTGAGATGTGGCCTACACGCGCACCAATCTTCCCGGGATCGGTGCCCAATCCGATATTCAGTTCGACAATGCTCACGGCATTCCTCCAGTCCAGTCGATAGTTGATGCACCAATGCTCACTGCGCTCGTGTGGGGAGTGTTGCGGTGCAATTGCACCCACACACCATCCCCGTGGAACATGCCGCCCACGTAGTCACCTTGCCACCCGTCTCCAAGAGCTTTGACGGCATAGCGGGCGGCTTCTTGGTGGGCATCCTCTTCTGCGAATAGGTCGTCCACATGGTAGACCATATGCCAGCCCTTGTAAGCGAACACCGACACGCGGTAGCGGCCTTGCTTGTCACGGCCGGGGAGTATCCTGGTTTTGATTGCTTGCAACATAGTTGCTCCATTACGTGCGAACTGACGCACACATGACTGCGCCCCGTAAGGCGCAGGGTATGTAGGCGAGGTTGCTTAGGTCAGTAAGTGTACTGTTATGACACCTGAACGAACTGATACAGGGGGCGCTCGCGGATGAAGCCGTCGTCATCCTTGAAGAACACACTCCGCTCGGTGGCATCCTTCGTCAGAACATAGCCCTTGTGGCGTTGAATCCCACGGCCAGTCGGACCATTGTACCGAGGATGGATGGTGACCGTGGTGCCCTTGGTGAAGGTCTGGGGGATGGTCTTGGCAGTCATGAGTATCTCCAATGATTACAGAAGCGTGAGCATCTCCATGCACACATGACTGCGCCCCGTAAGGCGCAGGGTATGTGGACAATTAACCGATATCTTCAAGAACGCGTGCGAGGTTCAGGGGGCGCCACGCGGGGTGCTCTGTCCCATATACGCCTTCCGCCCGAGGAACGCCCCACTTGTTAGAACACACGCCCCTGACAAACATCCGGGCGCTGCCCCTGGCGTAGAAGAACAGGCCCGCCAGGTCGGCATCCTTCATATCTTCGATGATCCTGTTCACTGTCTCCCCGGATTCCGTGAAATCATCCAAGATAACGTAGCGGCGCGTCGTGATTACCCGGTCACTCACGGCGGACCACTTCCCGGAATGAGAGCCTTCCCCATCCTTGCGCAGCATGATGATGGGGATGTCCACCAGCATACGGAGGGCAAAAGCCACACTCAGGCCGCTAGAGCCCGACACGACCACGGTATCAGCATTGACTGCCTTCATGAATACCGGGAGATCCTCAGATATCTGGCGCACCTTAGTGCGGAAGGCATCCGCAGACATGCCCACGGCGCTGTAGGACACGGGATATGCGTACACACTCATTTCATTCTCCGTTGCACTAACACACATGGCTAGGCACCACTGAGATGCCTAGGGAATGTGGATTAGGGCGCGAGCATGAAGGACACTGCCTTGAATAGGCCCACAATGGCACCAACCACCACAGCCCAGGGGAATGTGGCGGCCAGAACAGCCAACAGGGCACAGCCCACAGCAAACGCCTTCACACGGCGGCCGATTTTATGCACAAGTTTCATCTATTCGCTTTCAATGTAATGATAGGGTTGAGTAATGTCGCACATGGGCCTACCTGCCTCACATGCGTCCGCATACGCCCGCAGAACACGCAAGGCGCACAGGGAGTAGAAGAGGGAAGCCATTACTTGCCCCACTTATTCTGTTTGGTCTGCTTGAACAGGTATTGCTTCACGATGGACATGCAAGCAATACTCAAGCGGCGCCCACACTGGATGTCAGCGATCAGCTCTTTTGCTGCGTCGCGCTCATCCCGGGTGGCATCTGCATCGCTCACGATGCTCCATAATTCGTCAAGGTGTGACATGATAGCTCCAAGAATTCCACCTAGTTTCAACAGAGATTTAAGACAGTCAACCGACTAGGAAAGGCCTGTCTAGTGCTAATTCCGTCCATAGGAACACACTCCAAGTGCCACGCTGCAGCATGGCCTATGGGCTGGGTTCACCTTACACGCGGAGGTCTTAGGATACTGTCTAAGAAACAGGCTAGCTCGACGGCCAGCACACTAAATGCCGTCATAGGTGCAGTGCCACGTCATGCGCGGGTGCACTGTTCGGCAGGCATCGCTGATAGGCGACACCTAGAAACACCCGCACTATGCGACACTGCGCGGCGGGTGAGCCCGGTGGTATACGCCCCGGGCGTGGTCTTTGGGGCGGGCATATGACCTAAGCCCTGTTATCTACGAAATATATACATCATGGTTACCAATTAGGATTGAACTTACTATTAGGCATTCTGTATACCCGGCACACGGGATCATTTGTGGTCCCAATTGTTCCTGCTGCAAGGCCGCAGCAGGACTAGTATGTGCGTGTTACATACACGCACATCCTTATCCAGGCTTATGTGTGGGGTGTGGTGTGGTAGCTAGGTCCAAGTCATATGGTGCCTTTGGCGGGTATGGTTCAGGCTTTCGGCCGATAGCACAGGCGCACACTCTCCAGTGTACGGCTTACAGGTTGCAGCTAATGCCCACACTAGGCGGGCATGGTGTTGCAATCCGTTGCGTTATGCACGGCCGGTCAGTTGGTCCCAGTCCACGGACTTGAGTGCAGTAATGGTACTGGCCACATTGGTATCGAACAAGCGGGCTGTGGAGAAGGGCACCACAGGCGCAGGGATATCGACCACGGGATCAGACATCAGGACATCAGCCACATGGCAACGCTCGGCGTGATCAGCCATGATTTGGGTAAAGCTGCGTACTGACATGATCATTTCTCCTTCACTTGATCGATGAGGGCTTGCAGCTTGGCATCGGCACGGGCCTTCGCTTTTGCCTTCTTTGCCGCAAGATCCACGCACACTTGATGCGTAGGATTCTCACGGCATGCCGCCGTGAGTTCCCGGGTCTTGCTGGCACGTGCAGGTTGGCAAGATGCCGCAACCACGGATGCGAGAACGACCAGATAGAATCCGCCTAACTTCATTTCATACTCCTTCGTGGCACACATGGCTAGCCCCTGTCACGGGCTAGGGAATGTGGGTCAGTCTTCGATGGTATCGTCCACCGTCTCTTCGATGCCTTCCACACTGGCACCCGCCTTGATTTCCTCTTCGTACTCCTTCAGGATCTTTTGCACACGCAGCATCACAGCCGCATTCTTGACCTCTTGCTTGTCCTTCGCCTTCTTGGTCACCACCTTCAGCAGCAGGCTGTAATAGTCCAGCACTTCGTCAGGCTTCGGGCTCGGCTTGCACTCATACCAAGGCAGGGCATCCCCGCCTTCCAAGTCCGCCACCTTATTCTTGTCCTTCACGAAGGGGGTGGTTTCCTTACCCACACCCTCGTTAGCCATGACGCCCCCGAACTGGGTCAGCCATTCGATCATGGCCACATGGCGAGCACCCTTGCCCAGGGCCAGATATAGGCGGTTGATGTAGCCCACATCGCCGCACTTGTCGAAGTGTGCGACGGCGGACACTGCCGCCGTCTGGATATCCTTATCCAGCTTGGCACTGCGACCCTTGATGCTCACGATTGCAGCGGCGAGCACCTTCAGGTCCGAGATAATAATGGTCTTCATGATAATCTCATGTAGTTTCAAAGCCAGTGAATGCACTGGACGGTATGCACAGTATGCACACTGTTCAGAGCACTCCCTAGGGTTTAGGCGGGGTCTTACCCTTCGCCGTGCCCTCGGGCTTGGTCTGTTATTCGGTTACCGTCTACCTTGCATCACGACCGTTACCGGCTTTCCACTCGGTCTTACAATAACCTTTGAGGAGTCTGTCCCCAGTTGCCTTGCTTGTCGGTAGGTACCACCGAGCGCCTAGTAAAGCATCCGCCAGACTCCCCCGGTAAACCGGGATCATCTCACATCCGCCTAACACGGGGTTGATTGCCGCTCACCTAGTCGCCTAGGCTGCTTCCCCTGTCGCGCCTACCCCTTTCAGGGTAACCGGGCTATCCGCTAGCCTGTGCGTCTAAAGAGCGAGTGACTTGCATCACTGAGGACTGAAGTCTGAACCTTTCGGCTCAGTCTGTCAAGCCCCTACAGTCTAGTGGGTTATCCACCGATCTAGTCCTAGTCTATGACAAGGGAGTATTTAATCGGACTGTGCACATGATACGCCCTAAGGCCATGCGTTACCGCTTCCCTCATGTAGTGCTAGGCGTAACCTAGAACAGGTGAACTAACCACTAGACTGTTAAAGAGCATGGGAGGATTCTGACATCGCCTTGCAGCCTTGTCAAGCCCCTACCGTTCACTAGGTCTTTCAACCTAGCTAGGAAGCTCATCTATCGCTATCTGTTCTTCCATGCTTCGCAGTCTGAACTCCAATCCTTACAGGAGTCTTACAAGCTCTATATCCTAGTACAGTGTAGGGTTATCCTGTCATGTCTCGCTAGTGTCCTACCTGAGCGCCAGCGATAGGTAATCCATCCATGGGTATGCACGTAGTGCTATGCATCCGTGCTGCGCTGTGTATACCTATAACGAAGTTATCTCTATGTCTATGTGTATGACAAGCGTCAGCGCAGTCATGTGCATATAGATGTCTATGCATAGGTCTTATTCTATGTATATCTATAGTCATCTATATCTGTAGTCTATATACCTATGTATCAGTATATCTGTAGTCTTATCTATGTGTATTGATTGGAGCGTCAGCGATCAATCCTGCTTATATGGCTATGTACTAGTAGTCTATGTAATAGCTGTATCTTAGTAGTCTACATAGTAGTTCTATCTTACCTATCTATGTATTCTATCTATAGGTGTCTATCTATCCTATCTATCTGGTCTGTCTGTACTTATCTATCCGCTATGTCTATGGTATAGGGATAGGTTTCCTATGTGGTCCATACTGCACTGGCGTTTGTATGAAGGATTCCTAATAGTCTTCCTTCTATTATGGTACTGAATCTGTGGATAACTTTCTTACATATTCCGGCTATCTATCGGGATATAACAAGGTGTGGATAAATCATAGGCTATATGTGGTTAGTGTCGATATGTGTACTGGTCTTGCTTGGTCTAGGCAGAGCGTCAGCGATATGCCGGGGGGTGGTTACCTATAGGCCATGCAGCGCCTTACGCGGGTTGACAGGTGCCTAGTGGCTGGCCAGTGGCAAGGCTAGGCGTGATCGATACAGATAACGGCCGTGCGCAGCAGTCCGTGCGCTGCGTGGATGCCCCCGTGCAGGCCCCTAGCAGCCCCGTGGAGCCCCGATCTCGGGCCGGCCTAGGCTACCCTACCTGCCCAGCCCTTGCGTGCCTCTAAAGCCCGCCTATCGACGCGCCCAGCAAGGCCCCCTAGACGGCCCGTAGAGCGCCCAGGCAGCGCAGGGAGGGTAACCTATCAACCTCGTGCCCGCGTCATGCGCTAGGGGCGTTATCGCGCCCGTGTGATACCGCGCGTGACGTGTGTGGGCGCGCTGCGTGCGCTGGCGTGCGCGCTCGCGGGGGCGTACGGGGGCATGTGCGCACGCGGCGGTCGGATGTGCCCCCTCGCTATCCCAGATAATTTTAAAGTTGGATTATCTCACCCGTATAGATAGTACTTTCTCTATCTGTCTACACTTCCATATGAAGCTCCTATCATGATCTAGCTCTTTGCCTCTAACCCACTGCCACTGATGCACCATTTCATGTGCTATTGTCCCCATGAATAGGGCTTCTGTGCAGCAGCGTAGGGGATCGATCCAGATATCAGGCCCATTGCACATCCCAAAGGCTGCGGGTAGGGGCTCTACTATGGCCCTGGATAGAGGAAGTACACCACCAAAGAACACAATGTTCAGTGTATGGTGTACCTCTTCCATGTATCCTGCTGTATAGGTCACACTACAGAGTTATTAGGTGAGAGGCTGAACCGTAACGGTAGGTGCTACTGTATAGGTTACAGTTATACTATCATTCGGCAGCAAATAGTACGCGCCAGAGGTGGCACCGATTGTGCGAGACGTGCCCTGTCTGGAAAGGGCGAGTGCAGACACTGTACCACCCGCAATATACACCATTGCTGCAACACCAGAAGTGTTAGTATAGGTATAAGGACTAGCGCCTGCCGTCGGTTGGGTTGGCTGGGCACTGCTAACCACCCGCAGACATGGAGCATAAACCCTGATGCGAGCTACTTGACCCACCGTATTGAATTCTGCTAGCACCTGAAGAGGGTAACCTGCCGAGTTGTTTGGCGCAGAGATACCAGAGCTAGCAGTAGCGGTCACGAACGTAGGCGTAATAGCTAGGAACGCCACAGGAGATGCAAGACTAGTAGTTGCAGCAGCAGGATTAGACCCCACGTCTGCTAGTTTTGAGTCACTAAACAGACGGTGTCTCACCATGATAGACTGGAGCTGGGCAACCCCACCAGAACCGTTATCTGCGGTGATATACGCTGATCCCTGCAACTCATCCCCAACTGCGAGTGGGAACCGCGCGGTTGCACCACTAACTGTGGTAGCATGGATCTCCCACCGAGCGCGCGCAAACCCACCCGCCAGTGCCGTGCAGGTCATGGTGCACTCTGCATACGGCATACCTGTAACGGTGTCATTATTCCACGTAGGCGCGGTGATAGTGATGCTCCCGATATCAGCACTAGTGAATTGCGTCGGGCCACTCCAGTCAATTAGGTTCGGCTGTGCGGGGTTGCCTGTTGCGTACATCAGACTCGTCTTCGCAGGAAGCAGAGTACGGGCGGCGGCGGCGCATACAGTAGCAGACAAGATAGCACCAGCACGGTTGAAGTGCAGACCATCCGGCATGTACGTCAGGTTTGCGAACCCAGTACCATCCACGAGAGCAGTGTAGGTATCCGCGTACGCTAGTTGACCTGGGAATCCCGCTGCCCAAGCCTTCAGGATCGCATTACCATCTACAGTAGCCTGTAACTTAGTCGCGGAGGAGGCGCCATAATTAGCAGCGGATGCAGGGTTGGTGGCCTCAAGAAGAACACGGAACCCCGCCCCCATTAGGGCAGACACGAGGGCCTTGATGTTAGTCGTCACCGTCGCTGCAGACGTGCCCGCAATGTAGTCGTTGATTCCGTATTGCACATAGACAGCGTCCACTGGGCCGCCACGAAACAGCGATGCGGAGATCAGGTTGTTGATGGTCTTGCTATTGGCGCGGCTCGTGCTGCACCATCCTGTGGTTGTGCTAGTACTAGTGACGATATCACCCGCAACACCGTAACTGGCTGCGATCTCAGAGTCCCTCAGCATCCCTACCAGCCACATGGGGACGCGTTGATCGTTTAACGCCGTGTTCGCCCCAGTCGGGGCCAGCAGCGTATTTGTGGTGAAACACGTCGCCCGACTGTCGCCAAACGTCGCCCACCGCCAGGGGCGTTGCACAGGGGATTGATTTGATACACTAGACTGCAGCCACGTAACCTGCGCGGCAGATGGCGCATTGGCAGTGCTACCGTCCGGATACACGGTCTTGCTAGTGGTCGGGTTGTAGGCCACTACACGAGTAGCCCCCGCTGCGCGCTGGGCTGCCGTCATGGCAGCCTTTGCGTAGGTAATGATCCTATCAATGACTGCCATGATATTACGCGATCACGCCAGAGAAGGAGGCGACAGCATTACCTGCTTGGTCCTGCAGCTTGTTGACTGCGGGTTGGGTGTAGGCAACACTATCCGTAGCGATCACACCAGTGGCAGTGACAACAACAGTGCTACCGACTACGGCAACAGACGTGACGGTGCGGGTAGGAGTGAAGACGAAGCAAGACGTGGCAGGAACCACGGCCGTACTGAGGGCCTCATTGAACGTGACCGTCAGGGTATTCGTTGCAGTACGCACGCGGGTGCTCACCGTGGGAGCAACCGCATCCGCGATGGCAGTGAGGGAGGTAGAGCATGCATCGAAGAATGCCTTGAGCGTGGCTGCGGCCTTGGTCTTGCCACCGGCAGTACGCCGGGCAACGATCTCACAAGCACTAATAGCGCGGGCGGAATCCATACGGATGTCATGGCCCATGGTGAGATTGCCGGGAGAGGGGAGAGAAGTGTGTCGCATGATTAACCTTTGCGAGAGGCCCTTGTGGGCATGGCCCCCTTACGGGGAAACGGTCAGCGGTTCCGTCTCAGAAGAGACAATCCCGGCTGTCTATCGGTATTTCCATAGCGCTGATACCCCATAGGGTCGCGCTTCATTTCTTCCAACTGGCGCATACGCACAGCTTCTTGCTGCTTGTCTTCGTCCAATTGGAGGGCGTGGGTAAAGTGCCGGCATAGACCCTCAACAGCGTCAAGCCTATCGTCGTGGACTAGGGCATTGCGCTGATTGGTAATCTTAGCTAGCTGGAAGAAGAAAGAGTACGTCTGTCTGCTATGGGCTGGATAGCCCGCACAGCGTTCGATATCTTCCTCTACTACATCCGCATCCACGATCAACGATCCACGCCCAAGGATTGGGCTGATCGTGTTGATGATGCGGGCTTCCTTCTGTCCAGATACAAGGTCATCGTCTATCTGGCACTGTAGTTCTTTGCGTAGGATAGGGGTGAAGATTTCCCGGAATGCGCCATAGCCCATGTTCTTCTCGATGGTAACACCACCGACCTTGAACTTGGCTAGATGCTTGGCAAGCCACTCCAACTTCTCCTTCTGATATCCCCCAGGGATGCCACCTACGGACAGGAGTACAACATTACCCGCGAGTTCTCCCCCGATTGCGTAGGCGGTCTCATCGCCGTTGGCCCCGCCAGGAGCAGGGTCAATGTAGGACCAGATGGAGTCAAAGCGAGCGTAGTCCCGGGAAGTGTCCGCAGGAGTAGCCAGCTTGAACGCATAGTCGCAGACGGTTCGATCTATGAGGTGTGTATCCAACATGCCCCGGATGATCGACACAGGGAACCGTGTCTTGTCCGTCCGCATCATAATCAGTTGCTCATTCTTCAGGGGATACCTGAGAGCATCTGACAGTGAGGTGTTCAGCATGTGCTGCAGTTGGAAGTACGCCTCGCCCTGATCCCGCTCCTTCTTCTGCAGTACATCTTCTCCTAGCAGTAAGGGATCGATTGGCTGCCCCTGGTTGCCCAGGTAGCCCCCACCAGTGCGGAGTTCGGGATTGCTCAGGCACCGCCGCTTGATTAGAGGCGCTAGTTTGGTCCCGTAGAACTCTTCTTGCTTCTCTGTAGGATAGCGACCAGGCCAGATGCGGACCTCAACACCACGGGATGGCAAACTATTGTAGATAGAGTCCATCGTTTGCGGCGTCCCCAGCCACAAGATGCGGCCAGTGGTACAGATAGAGGTGAAGTCCTTGGTAAGATGCAGCAACTTCGCTCGCTGCATGGCAGTAGCGCTGTTCTTGGAGGACTCAATGTCATCCGGAATCAGCAAATCTGCGCGTTTACCCTGTAGGTTAGAATCAATACCAACGCATGCCACAGATGGGGACTTGTCAATCCCCTTGAGACTGTGGTGAATATCGAAGGCATCCACGGAGGTTCGATCCCCGGCCATCTTGTCGGGACGAAGGCAATCAAGCTCCGCCATGTTCATGATGATTCTTACGATAAGCGTACTGATCTCCACTGCCTGTGTGCCACCCGCTGAAATAATCAGCACGCGGTGTGCAGGGGAGTGGATCAAACAGTACACTGCGTAGGCAGCAGCGATGGTGGTCTTGGCCTGGGATCGTTGAGCCTGGATCATTAGGTACTGCGGCCCGTAGGCCATGTATCCTGCGATGTCTTCCTGGATCTCGCTGGTGTCGAAGCCAAGCTCTTCCATCACAGAGTGGAGGAAAGGCACGAAGCTGGAGTAGAACTCCTGCAACATGCGCAACTTCTCCCATCGCTGTTCCGCTAGTTCGGGCCCTTCCCGGGCGCTCATTGGTCAAGCCCCATCGCCATGCCCCCTAGGTCGCGCTCAAGCTGCTCTGCGGCGTCCGCCAGGGCGCGGGTGGTCATTACACCCTTGGCCTTGTTTCGGCGCGCTGCAAGCTCGTCCCGTAGGCCCTTGAGGTGTTCGTTGTCCTTGGCGGCCGTGACATTGTTGTTCTTGAGTACAGTGATAGCGGCAGCGAAGTAGGCGGCGGGAGCGGTCACCTTAATCTCTGACTCACCCTTAATCACAGTGACACCCTCTGACAGGACAGTCTTTAGCCCACGTACAGCTTCGACGAATAGATCCCCTAGCTCTTGTTCGGTAACTCTATCAGTCATGATGAAGACTCCTGATCCAATTGATTAGACTACGGATACGTTCGATAACCACCGGGAACTTCTCGATGATAAGGAATAATGTCCAGATGATGGCAAGCACCTGCACAATTTCTGACAGGTGCCAGCCATAGAATGATGCCATGCCAACCGTGACGGGAGGCGCGGCCTTGACTGTCTCAGTCACGGTTTGCATGTTCATATAACTCCTACTTCCATCGACCAGAAAGTGTCACACCCAGACCATAGGTTTGCGACACGTCGGCCTTGAACGAGATCGTGCAGGTAGTTGTCGTTGCCTGCGCACGCAGCGTCTGCAACGTGTATGTCCCTGTCGCGCTGACGGTTGTCACGGTAACTGTCGGCACTGGCGCAGCAGCCCACAGCACATTACTCGCAAAAGTCAGCGTCACAGTGTGCAGAGTGCCTGCCGTCGCAGCAACAAAGGTGCTGTGGGTGTAGGTCGCAGAGCCATTTGCATAGCGGGTTTGATTTCCTACCGAACCCGTCAAATACCTACCGTCGACCACAGCGACAGTGCCGCCACTCAGCTCAGAAAACTCCGCAGGAGTGGACGATGCGGTAATGGTCGCAGTTGCCCCGCTGGTTCCGCCCGCCAACGTGCCAGTCCATGTGCCAGATCCGGCACTCAGGAAATACTTGCGTTCAGACCCGGTCAGATTGCTTATGTATTTGCGCAGCGTTCCGCTGCCGCCGCCCGATGCCGTGACAGTTTCACCCTCTGTAAATGTTCCGCTGACAGTTGTTGCGGTCAACACCGTCACGTCAAGTTTTGCTGTGTCTACGTTAGCAAGCGTGACCTCCGTGGCCAATGCATTGACATTTGCCAGCCCGCTGTTTTCCACCACGCCATTAGAAAAGCGCGATGTCGAGGCGCTGTCTGATGTGCTGATGCCAAAACCACCAGCATTGCGGACATGGAAATTGCTTACAACAACATCTTCACTGCTAGCCGCGATGCCGATGCCGTGTCCATAGCAGCCGTCCACGATGATGTTAGACAGGACAGACCGGCTTGCAGGGCGCCCAGGGTGTCCGCAGTTGATGCCCTGCTGTGCCCGACAGTTAATGGCAGTCAAATTTGTTGCTGTGCCATCTGTTGTGTCAAAACCAATACCTGAGCCGTTTGAGCCCTCTACATGCGCCCACAGAATCTTGTTGTAGCTACCACCAACCTGAATTCCGGAATACTCGCTGTTGTTCACGCCTGCAACAGCGCGGGTCAGGCTGGCCACAATTCCGGCGCATCCTGGCGTATAGACGCCCTCCCGCCCCCAGTTCTCCATACGCCCGACATGCACGCGCCCTCCCGTCGCGGCCTGCACGAATATCGGTCCGCTGCTGCTGTCGCGGATGCCATCCACTGAGGGCATTGACGCACCGCTGGCAATGTAGTGGTCGTGGATGTAATCCACCCACACATGTGGCGCGGTGCATCCGGTGAGGTATATCAGGTGCGTTCCGATGTTCCCAGACTGCCCGGCGTAATTGCCGTCGATCTCTCTAGCATAGATGCGAATGCCCGTCTTATTGGCTGCATAAAACATACGGTCGAAGTCACTACACCCCCCAGGGAGTTTAACCTTCCCGTCGATAACAACCAAGGTATTATCTAACAACTGAATATTCTTACACTGTACAGTAAACCCCGCCGGGATATACAGGTAATTATGGGTGGCAATCATCGTCGTCACAGCAGCAGATTCGTCTGCTGCGCCCGCGCCCCTAACACCCATATCCGCGATACTCTTCATCGCCCGCAGTTTGGCGTCTACCGTGGTAGAATCAAAGCCAATCGCTGTTCCGCCCGTAGGGCCAGCAAGCTGCGCGCTATACGATAGTCTAGCGGCCGTCTCAATCGCAATACGACTATCTACCTCATTTAGTGTAGACGCGGAAAACTGCTCAAACAACTCTGGTTGGCTGGTTTGAAACTGTGTGGTGGCAGAGTCAAGCGTCTCTTGGTTGACGAAGATAGACTGTCGTGCAATTGCGTCGAGGTCCGTTTCATTGATCCCACCGCCATCGACAAAGTCTGCAAGGGGTAGGCCGTTGTTGCGGGAGTCTCGGTATATCACAAGGGTGTGGCCGTCAGATACAGCCGGCGTAATACGCAGTACATACTGCGACACGAAAGACCCACTCGTAATGGTGTAGTCATGGCGTACAGGGACTACATCATTGGACGTGGAATACGCAAACACATGATCCGTGCTGATGTATCCACCGGCGAAATTGAAATTCCAGTCAGTAGTATAGCCATCTGCCAACCACCGATTCTGGCTACCTAGCGTGAGAGTTGCGGTTGCCATTTGGCCTCCTATAAACGAGAAAGAACCCCACCGCCACTCCCGAAGGAATGAGGTGGGGCTGTATTATGTCAGTAAGTGTACTCAGTTTCCTAGTGCATTGATAGCAGGCATCAAGTACGGAAGTCTACTTCCGGGGAGTACCTTAACCAGCTCAGTGGGGTCAGTGCCTTTCTTTGTATTCTGCACTGCCTTCCATAGATCGTCCGCAGTACCGAGTGCCGGTGCTACCATGTTACCGATAAAGCGCTTTGCACCAGCACCGCCAGTATTGCCGCGCTCATTGCCCATGAAGTCTGCACCAGTAATGGCTTGCCCAGCGTCCAGGAAGTCTCCAGCAAGACCAGTAGCAGCGACATAGTTCATCGTGGCACGGGCCAGGTTGTAGAAGGAAAGCCGTTGTTCTAGGTACGCTTGTTGGTCCTTTCTGCCGATTGACTGCACATAGGTACGTGCCATATACAGCGGTGTAGCCGCAGCCATCGCAGCCATGATAATGCCCAAGGACTTCGCAGTCCCTACATTACCGCGCTGCCGCGCCCACTGCTTCTCGATGCTAGTCAGACTGAACGTGCGGAATTGGGTCATCAGTCTGGCCATACCCTCATGCGCCCATGCACCCTTCTCCCCAATGAAGGTGTCTTGGATGATCTGACTAGTTCCCCGGTGGATAGCCTGTACGAACTCATTGGCGGCGTTCTTATTCTCCATCTTGGTGATGTCGAGGGACGCAAGCTTGTCTCCATTGAAGGTAGCAATGCTATCCATTTCTGCCCGGAGGTTCATGGCTAGTTCTTCTGTGATGCCCATGTCTCTCAGAGCCACATCATTGGTGCCCGCCTTAACGTACTCGAATGCCTTGCGGACAATCTGTTCCGCAAAGCCCCGCTGTTGCGTGGAGTGGAATGCTCGCCAGAACGATAGCTTACCCTGCATGTGAGCACCGCCCCGCAGAAGACGGTCAGCATGGGTGATGCTGTCCGACCCGTAGGTTTGGTGTTGCAGGCTGCCATTGTCAAAGGGGAACACGATCTTATAGGCGTCCGTACCGAACTCCGCACCAGAGAACTCCTCTATGCTAGATAGGATTGGGTTATTAACCTTTTCCCCCTTAGCGAGAGCGAGGATCTCGTCCCGCATGCGCTTCATACTACCAATAGAGGCAAACGTGCGGGCAATGCCCACAGACACCATACCATTGATAGACTCCGCTGCCTGGGTAAAGCCCATACCACCAAGGCGTGCAAGGCTGTTGAACTGCATCACCCTATCCACCCATTTGTTCTGCGTGCCAAAGGGCTCATTCAGGAACTCGGCAGCGACTTGGTCGAACGCCTGCAGTTCCCGGGCAGTTGCTCTGCTCTTGTTATCCCCCTGCATCATCGCCTCACGGATCAGCCGCAGGTGGGACTTACCCATGATACCATGCCGCGCCAATGCAACCTCTCCACTGGCCCTCCCGGCCTGCGCCCGGATCAGCGAGAACATATCCGTATCGAATAGATCCATGAGCTTGAACTCAGTACCATCCGACAGGGTATGTGACTGGTTCAGGTCCAGGCGGATACGGCGCTTGGTGTAGCCCGGACCGGCCTGCATGAACTTCTTCATGGTCAGAGTCACCTGTTCCTTATCCATCCCCATAGCCTGCAGGGCCTCTTCCACGATATCTGCAGCGCCTGTCTGATGCACGCCCACAGGGGCGTCAAAGCCCCCGAGGGCGCGGCGCTCTACTTGGTTCAGGTACTTAGAGGCCAGCGCATCTGCGAACGTCATGTCCCATCCTTCGATGGTAATGAACTGGTCAGTCAGTGCACTGTGCAGTGCTTCCTTCTGGGCCATGGTCATATTGATGACCTTCTCGGGGCTCATGCGATGAGGCATGTAACCAACGCTGCTCCCTGGCAGACTCGCCCATCCAACACTCTTGGCATTCACTTGATCCTGGCGGATACGGTCGAATGCCTTCTCGATACTGTTGGCCGCTTCGATAACCTCTGCTGGGCTTTCAACTCCTGCTGCCCCTGCTTTGCGGCTCTCGATCTCTTCTGCAACCATGCGGTTGAATCGCTGCCATGTCTTGCCACCCCAGTAGTCATCCACTGCACTAACGCCCTGAGCCTTGCGGAAGGTTTCGTATTGCGCTTGGACTTCATTGAGAGTATTACCCATCATACGCCTCTCGGCGATATGCTTGGCAATTGCAGCAGTGCTACGGCGCCCACCCGCCCCGCCCGGGGATTCCAGCAACTCGCTAGCTACCCACCTGACAAGTGTGTTTGCAGAACGCAGCATGGTGTTAGCAGCAGCTTGGCCTCCACTGAACAGTGCCGTGTTCATCAACTTACTCAGTCGAGTTTCATCCACCTGGGGTGCAAGCCTATCCGCCTTCTCGTACATATGCACCATAGCCCGAACTTCCGCCTGCTTTGCGGGTGTGTCTACTGGCAGTAGATGAAGACCGTGGGCGAGGGCGGTAGGAGAGTTCATTACATTGCTAGTAACACGCTGAGATTGCGGACTAGGCTCTGCGGCATGGAACACAGGGGCCATGATAGCCGTCTTATCTCCCTTGAAGGTTAGCTCCATTGGGGTGTCCATCAGCTTATCTGTAAGGCCAAGAGCGCGCAGAAAAGCGTTATCTTCTTCTTTCCCAATACCAAGCAGCTTCTTGATCGCAGACACAAATTTGGAGATAAGCGGCATACCGTCTACCTTAATCTCGGACAGCATTCTGCGGAAGGAATCCCCCCCGTTCTGACTAAACAAACCCGCCACAAATTCTTTGGGGTTCTCCAGATAATAGGCCACTGTCGTATCTATATGGAACAGGTGATCCGGCCCATACGTCTTGTGCTTCTCTATGGCAAGTGCCCGGAGTTTCTCAATCTCGGCGACTATCTTCCCCTCTGGTGTGTCTATGTGATTCAGGCCATAGCTAATCTTATATACGGTAGCCGCGTGTGCGGCTTCATGCAACAGTACCCACTCTCTCCCTAACTTGGCGTGGTCCCCCTCATCCATCACAACTGTATGCATACTCGGATAATACGCAGAGCGGTTGAGCTTGCCACCAGTCAGTTTACTAATCTCGGCGGGGGTCAGTACAGCGTATGTGGCGGGCGTGGTTCCTAGAGCCGTCTTAATTCGGGTAGCTAGGGCCTTAGTAAATGGGTTAGCCTTCGACTCGATCAGCTTATCTAGTTCTCCCTGCACTGTGGCCTTTATACCGGCAGGCCCCAAGGAAGCCCAACTAGACACGTCGTTCTGGGTAATTGTCTTTGCTTCCTCTAGTTTAGTGGTCACCTCTTTGGGCGTCGGTGTCTGTGGTATATGTGACGCCTCTGCCTTCTTTATGTTATCCCGGATAACGCGAGAATACTTGGCAATGTCTGCGTCAGTAAGCCCCTGTGTCCGCAGCCAGTCTCGATACTTAGAGTCCGCCTTGCTTTTGCTATTCTGGCTGACAATAAATAACGCCTTATCTATGTCACTGGCAAACTCAATATCATATGTTTTCCATCGCGGCTTGGCCCCGGAGAGTTCCTTCGGTAGGGCCGGGCCGCTGGTCCTAGCGCCTGCTGCTTCCGTGGTCACTGCACCCGATGAGGTGACGGTAGGACCAACATCCCCACTAGCGACACCTTTCTCCGCAGCCTTTAGGTTATCACGGACAACCCTTGAGTACTTTGCAATATCCTCGTCAGTAAGTCCCTGCGCCCTCAGCCAATCCCTATACTGTGTGTCCGCTTTGCTCTTGGTCTTCTGGCTTACGATGAACAGCGCTTTGTCCACGTCACTCGCGAACTCGATATCGAAGGTCTTCCAGCGGGGCTTCGCGCCGGCCAGTTCCTTGGGGAGCGCGGGGCCCCTAGCACCCGTCGTTTCCGCAGGAGGGGTATCTGTACCCTCGGTCATTTTCGGGGGCTCCACAGGGCCTACAGGCCCCTCGCCGGTGCCGCCATTCACTTCTTCCTTCGCGTCCGTCCGGATGGTCGTGTCGTCCAGAGGCAGGATGTGGCGGTCTTCTGGCAGCTCCCCAGTATTGGTGACAGTCTTGATGTT